GTTCCGTCTTCGTCAGGCGGATAGCGATAGGCTCAAGCTGCGGGGGAACGATAAGCTTACGACCACGGGCGAAAACCTTCAGACCGGCCTGATCTTTAAAGCCGGTGCGGATGGCGATCATCGCATTCAGGAGGGTAGCCTCGTTGAGGTCAACCTGAACCGTGGGCGTGTTGGCAACCGTACCGCCGTCGATGGGATGCGAGGAGGAGCAGAGAGCCACGCCGTCGCCGCCAACCGCCGAGTTATACGTCGTCGCGGTGTTGAGAATGTTCGCCCCGTAGATTTCCTTGGTCTGCTGAAAGCTCTCAATCAGGCCGAGGTTCGAAGGGTGGAACTGGGTCTTGTAGAGGTTGTCGTCGATGGCCTTGCGAGTAATCGCGTAGCCAAGCGCAATCTCAGTGTGTTCCTGGTTGAACACGTAACGCTCGCCAGCCGAGTTGTCGAAGGTGGTCTGGCCACCTTCGGTCTTAAGCTGGGCAAGCCCGAGGTAACGCATTTCAGCAGTACGCTCAACCGCCAGCTTGGAGTCGTGCTTGGTGAAGATCTTGTCGTACTGAGACGGAATCATCTCGTACTTGCCTTCAATCCCACGGAGACCGGGGAGGAGAAGGTCTTTAATCGCTGCAAGATTAACAGCCATTGGTCCTTACTCCTTAAATGCCGGTCAACGACTTGGTCGCTACGTTGTTAAACGCGACGATCACGCTGTTGTAAGCCGTGGTTGTGTCATATCCGTTCTGGCCGGATAGCGGGTTCGTGCCATAAGAAGCATAACCAGCAAGTCCGATGATACGGAAGGGAAGGGTGTTGGTGGTGTTGATCGTGGAGAAATCAGCGTAGTAGGTAGACAAACCGTTAAAGGTATTGCCATTGGTCGCACCCACACCGAAGCCGATGTTATTGCCGACCGACGCGAAGGTGACAGGGCCACCATTGCCGGACTGGACAAGGAACTGAGCGTTCGGATCCGTGATCACGTAAGCTTCCACGTTGCTGCTGGTATCCGAACCAGGCCAGTAGTTGGACCAGACAGTCCGCTTCTGGGAGGTCGAGAGATACTTGCAACCAATGAAGATGCCAGCGATCTGCGTGGAGTTGGACGACGCCTGAGTGATAAAGCCAGTATTGAGCTGAACCACGGGGTCGCCAAAGAAGATGGGCGTAGTATTACCGGAAGCGATATTCGCCGCGGTCTGTTCATACGTCGGGGCGGAACCAGTGCCGCTCCACTGACGGAAACCGAAAGGCGCAGAAGTATTCGCCATGACGGGTTCTCCTTTTTAAGGAAATTTCCGGTCATCGCGCAACGGGGCGACTAGGAAACAGGGCATGTTATTTTCCCACAACGGGGGGAAAAAAGCTTATGCAAGCTGTGCAATCATTCTACACACAAAAAAACATATATGTAAAGGGGGCGTTTTTAAGCCCCCTTTACATTGTTTAAAATTAATCCCGAGGAATAGGAATTGCCTCGTAACTCTTTGAAATCTTAGGCTTTGCCTGAGAATGATCGCGCGTCAAAGTTCCATCAGGAGCCGATGCAAGCTGGGCTTCCTTTTGGCGGATCTGGTTACGGGCGCGGCGAAGTTCGATGTCACGGGCCTCATCAGTGATTTCTTTTGGCCGTTCCATCAAGATCATGCCTTTGCGCTCGATGACCTGATACTTGTTATCATCGGGCATCATTGCGGGATGACGAGACGCCGGGACAGGCTCCCATCCCATGCGGGATAGCTGAACCTGATAAGCCGGGTCTTCCATGCCAACATTGGTCTTGCGCTTCCACTCATAAGACCAACCATCAGGGATGTACTCGGGCGGAACAAAAAAGTCGTCTGTGCCGCTGTCCATGTTGCCAATATGGCCGCGCAATTCCGCAGCGCGCTTGGCGGCGCGATCACGAGGGCTTTCTTCACGCGCTACAACCGGGATCGCATCGACCGTGACTTCAGGCTTTACACGACCAGCAAGAAGGCTGCGAGGACGTCCAACGGGGCGAGTTTCTTCGGTTTCCATATTTCCAACTCCTAGTTAAGTTTGCCTTCTTTCTGAAGGGCAAGCTTGTTGATGGCATAGTCCTTGTCAGTCATTCCCATCATTTGGGCCATTTCCCGCTCAGCAGCGGTCAAAGTAACCCGATTGGGATTGCTTCCCATTCCAGCTCCGCCCCTCGACACAGGAGCGGCAGGTGGCGCAGATCGCTTTTGCGTCACGGTAGCAGCTTCTGCCATCGGATCGCTATAGACAGGCTCAGGGCGACGAATACGCAAGGCATCTTCGACCGTTGCGAAATAATCGTCCGTGTCCGGGGTTAACCCATCCGCCAGGGCTAAGTTATGTGCCGCAATCATCTTCTGAAAGAGGCGCTGGTCAGTAGCAAACTGGGGATTACTGCGTATCCAAGCCGCAGAACGAGGGCTTAGTTGGCCAGCAAGGGCTTCTACTGGGTCAACTGGCTGTTGCTGATAGACAGGAGCCTGCCGAGCCTGCTTTTCAAGGGCATCTTTGCCATTTTCAAGCTGCAAAATCCGTGCGGCGTTGTCTGACATGCGCTGCTGAATCTCAGCCGCTTTGTCATAATCGCCACTAGCCATCGCATCCCGATATCCAGTCTTTAGATACGCGGTTTCCTGCTGCGTTGTGCTAATCGCATTGGTAATAAGGCTCAGATTTGTGTCTGTGACCTCATTTTTAGCCGCATACTCACGTTCTGCGGCCATGCGGGCGCGTTTTTCAGCTTCGGCACGGGCAAGTTTTTCCTGCTCAAGCTGAAATTTAAGCTCCCGAATACCATCTTCAGGCAAAATTTCACGCCGAGCTGGCGCTTCTTCAGCCTTTACAACTTCAATTTCGGGTTCTTTTTTCTTTTTCTCTGGCTTTTCCGGTTGTACCGGTTCGCCAATATCGATTTCAATCTGCTCTTCTGTGGAATTAACCATTTTTTATCTCCTAGAAAACGGTATCGGGAGACGGATGGCGGCCACGAATGACTCGATCATCCAATAGCCGACACATCACGCCATTTACGGTCAGTCCCCAGCCATCTGAAGCACGGAAAAGCACCCAGTCGCCAACTTGAACTTCATCACTTGGCGAAACCATTGAATTTGAGCCTTTTTTAACAACAAGACCCATTTTTCCCTGCCACTTGTCTTCATCGCGGTAATTATCGGTAAGGAAAATTCCTGATGAAGTCTTCTGTGGGCGAATGTAAATTGCGACCAAAACCTCATTTCCAAATATTTCCAACGTGGAAATATTCCCAAGTTGCTTTAACAACTCTTCTTTTGGTTCTGCCGCATGTTCCATGATTAGCGCCATTGTAGATACCCTTCTATCTTTGTTGATTGACGAAAAGACGCGCTTCTTCACAAAACTCTAAAGTTCTGCGAAGGCCCGCGATTTCGCCGACAAGTTTGCTGTATTGAGCGTAGTCGGCAACGCCCATGCCATGGCCGACATTCTCAAGAAGTCGGTCAATCTCTGTTGTGATAAACTTACGCAGCTCGCGCTCAAACATGTCGCTGTACGTTAACATTCAACCACCCCTCTGGTTGCCCCTCTCCTTGGATTAAAGACCGGTGAGCGGGAGAGGGGTCTCGCCCACCGGTCTATTCGAAGCTGAGACCGAACCCAGCTTCAAATTCCTTATCTCTTTGACTTGGTCGGCTTCAGGCCATATTCGGCGATCTTCTCAAGCCGACCTTCGCCACCACCCGCGCCATGTTCCATCTTGGGATAGGTGCGGCCACCGGCTTTGCGACCCTGAAGAAGCTGGGCCAGACCGGGCGGCATGCCGGGAGGCATTCCACCAGGAGCGCCACCAGGAGGCGGAGCACCAGCGCCAGGAGGCGGGCCACCCGGAGGCATACCCATTGGAGGGGGAGCGCCAGCGCCGGGAGGCGGGCTGCCGGGGGGCGGGCCCATCGGGGGCTTCATGCCCATCGGGGGCTGCCCGCCGCCAATGTTGATATGGATATCAGTCTTGCCCTTGGAACGGCCACCAGACTTGCGAGCCATACGGCCACCAGTCGGGCGAGTGCCCTCAAGCTCCCCGTCAGAAACGGACATGCCGCCTTTTTCTCCGCCATGCTTCTTGCCGGTGCGAGCTTCGGGCTTCACCATCTTACGGATCAGCGCCTTATCTTCAGCAACGTCGGGATGCCCGGCTTTGCCGCCACGCTTTAAGTTAAGCAAAGGAGAACGAGCGCCAGTTATGGGGCTCATTGAATTGCCGTAGATACCGTTCGTAGGGACGTTAATTTTGTTAACGTCGCCGGGGCCGCCAACCATCGGGCCGCCATCCATCTTGTGCGCTGCGCCGCCCTTCTTCATGGGGCGAAGCATTGGGGGAGCCATAGGAGCCGCACCAGCGCGAGGAGGCATTCCACGGCCAGCAGCGGCCTGACGAGCGCCCAGCATAGCGGCAACCTTTGCCCCACGGCCTGGCATCATCCCGCCACCCATCTTGTGAGCCCGGCCACCCTTCTTCATGCCGCCAATATGCTTTTCGCCAGCGCGCTCTTCATTGGCTTCCTTAGCATTGCGGTTGATAAGGCTATCTGCCGTGATCGCCTTGCCGCCAGACTTACGCGGCTTGCGACCAGCATGGCCAACGTGCATCTCGCCCTTAACCTTGCCGCCCTTCTTGAACTGGCGCGGAGATACCGGGCGCATGCCGGTCTGCACGTCGGCATCAAGAGCATCCGGCGGGGTATAGTCGCTGGCGTCTACACGCATCTTGGGGTCGGTTCTAACAAGGCGTTCTGCCTTGGCTTTATTGGCCGCTCGCGCGGACTTACTGGCTACAGACATGGGAGTACTCCTTAGCGGCGTCCCGCTTGCTGCTTTGCTATTCTCACGGCTCTCTGAGCAGCATCAGGGCCGAATGGGATGGTGCCGCCACGTTCAAAATGCGTGTCTTTTTCTTGCATGATTTTAGAAATTTGATCCGCATATTGCTTGTTAAGCGGTATGGCATTTTGAATTTCAACAGACGGACTTTTGGGATGCTGTCCTTTGAACGACAGCAAATCTGAAGGGGAAAGGTTAGATCCTTTACCGTAATCCAAAACAACTGGGACATGGTCATATCCCGCCGCTGCCATTGCAGCCATGCGGTGACGGCCTTCATGGCTGGTTATTTTCCCATCTTGAATTTTAAGAAAGGGCGACTGGCTTTCATTGGACAGTTTACTCAAGTCCAAAGTACCAGCTTCTTTTGCAATGTCCTTGGCCACTTTGGCGTTTGGAGTTGTTGCTGCAAGAAAATCATTTGGGTTTACAAAAGCTACCATCGCTTTTGATCGACCATCATCGTAATGCGAGTAATTGATTTCTTTGTTGATGCGGCCTTGATCCCAACCAATACCGCCCACGCTCATCTGCGGGTCGGTAGCAACAGGTTTGCGATACATCGTGTCGTTAATAGTGTAATCCTTGTTTTTTCCTTTGTTTTCAACAAAACCAAATTGTTTATAAAAATCTTTTAATCTATCAACGGATGATGCCCCAAAATCCTTGGACGGGGTCAATGTCATTATTTGATTCGCATCATCGGCATGTGCTGCAAGATCATTCATTACTTGAGAACCAACGCCTTGTTTTCTTATATCTTCAGGTACAACAATGCGGCTTATACCGATTGGTTTTTCACCGCCGCCTGATACGTCCAGCTTAACACCTTTGCTTTCCCAATTACCAACAATGTCGTTTAATGATTTACGAATAGGCCCAGAACCCAGTACAGCCCCTTCAGGAGCACCGCCAATACCACCAAACATTGCCATACCAGCGAGATCAAGCGCCTTTTGAATGTCTGCATCTGAATGCGGATCAAAAGTCTGTTCGCCCGACAGAACTTGCCCCGGATACTGGGCAAGATCCAACATTTTTCCGGGCATATCAGCAACTGCCTGACCCGCGCCCACTATCTTATCAGACAGCATCTGCGGGTAATTCTGCATTATGTTTTGCTGCTTCGGGCCAAGATCCTGCCCAATCGCATCTTCTGGAGGCGTCCATGCCTTCGCCAATGATGACGGCGTAATAGTCTGCCACTCACGCATCAGCAAACTATCGCCCGGCTGCACATTGTCATCAGTCGGCTCACTATCATCCTGCTGCCAATACGCCATGCCTTCGGGATCAGAAGAACGGTTCGCAACTGTCTTGTACAAGTTCTCAATATCGGCCTGAGACACGCCGGGGGGCTGCGTTGTCGATGTATCATCCGCAGGCGCGGCAGTAACTTCCGCAGCAGGTGCAGCAGCAACTTGAACCGGCGCAGCATCCTCCTCCGCAACAGGAGTGCCGCCATCGTCATAATGACGACGACGCTTAGCTGTCAGAAGTGCGCTGCGGATCGGGTTCATCAGTTTGCTCCTACTGGGGCTTTGAACCGTACTTTCACCAGAAATGCGGCGCGGTCATTGGGGAAACCAGATTTAATGTAATATTTCTCCTTATAAACCGCGCGGCGATTAGTCAAAGGTTGCCCGCGATAGGTTGACCCATCTTCGGCTTGATAAAAATTGATGTAATAGGTCTCCATCAATCTTCCCCGCTCTTGAGGCTCGGCTCATTAGCTTCAAGCCGGTTGATCATGTCCTGCGGCAGCATTTGATGGATGACGCCAAGGCCCTGCGGGTTGGCAGCAGCGTCTTCGGCAAGCTTGACAGCCGCCAAACGTTCGCGGCTTTCGCGATCGCGCTTGCGGTTGACGGCATCCAGCTCAGCATCCTCTTGCTTCTGCGTCATTTCCTGACGACGAAGCTGAAGGTCGGCCATCTTTAAAGGATCGCCGCTCTGATCTGTCTGCGTATTAGCGCGAATCTCTGCGGCCTGAGCATGCTTGAGCTGAACTTCAGCCTGCGCCTGCGCCTGCTTAAGCACCATATCAGCCTGCTTGGCCTGTATGTCCTGCGGGTGCTGCAAGCCTGCGCGAGGCGTTTGCTGCGCTTTAGCATGAAGATCCGCAGCCTGCGCTTCAGCCACCAACTTCTTGCTGTCGCTGTCCTGCTTTTTCAGCAGCAAGTCAGCCACTTCTTTAAGGATCATGGGATTGCTCATGATCATCGACTGAATATCCGGCGGCGGCGGAGGCTTGCTGAAGAACTGCTCGGGATTATTCCATCCCATCGCCTGCATGGCGTCAGTGATCACGGTTTTCTTGTCAAACAAATCAGGCGCGGACGCCATGATCTGCATGAGACCGGAAATTTTCATC